CTAGTGAGATTGCAGCGCGGCTTTCACAGCCGTAAGCGAATAACGGCCTTTTATATCTTTGAATCTATGTTCTTTGGCTAGCTTCTTAAATGAATGGTAGGATAAGCCCGGTATACGTTCACATAATTGCGTAATGTTAAGCAGCTCATCGCCTTGGGCTGCTAAAACTTTAGTTACTGCATTCTCACATGCCTTTTCGATGACCTGAGCCAATTCGGATGCAGGCATAGAAACAAATTTAACTTCAGTCATGCAATAAGCCCTCCTTACTTTCCGCTTTAACTTCTAATTGAGTGCCTTCAAACGTGCCGTCACCCCCACAATTCAGACAATGTGTATACATACCTAAACCATCCCCATCAGGAATAAAGTTTTCAGGAAATGACTCATCTAGAAATACCGTGCCTCCAATTGGTTTTGTGTGAATATGAGGAGCAAGACCGTAATAAGGGAAGATGCATTCGCCATTTCCATCATCACAAAATTCACATGTTTTAACTTTTAATCCACTCATCCCTCAGCTCCCGATTCGCTTTTATCCAATGGTGCCCAGTGGGTGATTTCATCTTCTTCAAGATATTTTTTTAGTTCATGATCAAACCAAGTTTCATATTCATAAGTTCTGTTAGAAAGCTCGCAAAAGTCAGAATCTTTGTCATAAGTAGCCTCTGACTCAACGAAAATAAGATTATCTTCCTCATCCCACGACTTGCGCTTTATCTTTACTCGCGTTCCAAAATTAACAGGAACACCCACCTCAACATTTATCCATTGGGGCACCGCCTGAGCTTTGGCTTTTTGCCACAAATCCCATCCATAATTAATTTCGGCTAGGGCAGATAGGTTAATTTCAGTTAGTGGCAAATGAGCATGTAAGCAATATGCATTGGTTGCCTCATCAAATTTGACTATCTTGAAAACCTTGTCACTGTGTTGAGCCTCAAACTCACTTCTTAACTTATTCAAACCTGTCATGTCATCACCCAATTACTGTAAATTTTAAATTCTTTAAATTAATAGCAGTCATCTTGTTGCAGTGCTGGCACTTGGTTCGGGCTCTTTTCTTTAGCTCCTCAAGGTCGTCACTGATCTGCTTTTTCTGCTCTGTAATCCTTGTTTGTTGTCTTGCCCAATAACGCATAGTGTCTTTTATCCAAATCACTGGATTGACTTTCACGCCACATTTCATACATGTAAGTTCCAATGCTTTAGTGTCAATCTCTACTTGAGCATGTTGGCACTTACGTAGATTTGTTCTTGGAAAAGGAACTACATTTTCTTCGACATTCAAGACGATATGATCTTGAAAAGGGTAGTTCATATTCCCTCTGTATTCTTGATCTGTCATGCTGCCACCTTCGCTTTAATGCGCTCTTGATATAACTTTGCGTAGTACTCTTGAGCATGTGGAATTTTGTCTTTGATCTTTTGGATCATTGCTTCGTCACGTTTGTATGTGACAGTTGTTAGGCGTTCTCTTAAGTCGATACGCTCAACTAAATCAATAAGCTGTTCTCGATCATCCCAATCATTTGTAAGCTCGATAGGGCAAGGTAGTAGCCAGAAATCGACCATTGCTTGCTCACAGTCGTAAAGCCACATGTAGCCTTGCATCTGCCAGTCATAACCGGCTTTCTTTGCCTTTTCTTCTGCCTCATCTTTAAAGAAAGGGTGAGTGCCAATATCCCATGTACACTTCACATCAAGAATCAGCTTACTATTCAAATCAAGAACATCACACTCACCAGTGATTAAGTCATTGCTAACTCGACCACTGTGTTTTTGAAGTTGACGGAAACGAACCTTACCAGACAGGCTGATTGCAATTTCTTCAAGCGCATTACCTTTAGCCGTGTACTGGTTGCCTTTGAAAGACTTGAACGTGGTCAAGTCCTCCTTAACAATTGTTCTGATCTCAGTCTTAGCTGTATCGCTAAGAACTGAGCCTTTAGTTTTAGGGTCGCCTACAAGTTTATGTAGGCTTGAGGATCGGAATAGCTTCATAGTGCATTTACCTCAGCTATTTGTGCATTAGTAAGTGCATAGCCTTCTAATACATATTCTTTAGTAACTGCATCAGCTTTGATCTGCTCTAAGAGAACCGGGAACTCGTTGTCTGGTACAGTTGGTTTAACTTCCTGAACTTCGCCAACTTCCTTCACAGTGACATTTTTAAACCAGTCTTTAGGCGAGCTCATGCCATCACGTAAGCTAGTAAAAATCTTGCGAAGCGCAACGATATTGGCTGCCGTGATAGCATCAAGACGACGCTGAATGTAGTCTTCAATGTCTTTCTTCGTGACATTGAATTGCTCAAAGGCTACAACAAGTTTTTGCACAGCTTCTGGTGAAGTATCAGCACTTGCATGGATTGTCTTTTCGCACTGATTAACAGCATCATCAATCACATCACCCGGTATTACACCTAAGATGCATGCACGTAGACGACGAGCACCATTGTTTGCAACCAATTCATAAATATCGCGTGGATCTGTTAATTTTTTAGATCCATTGCGTGTATAACGAATATGTGGAACCTGAAAAACCTTTGTTTGACGGGTGTTTGTCTCCACATCCCAAGCAAATGCTTCAACCGTTGATTCGCCATTTTCAGAAGATAATTCGCGGATACCATACTGAATATTTCCCCAATTCTGAGCAAGCATTTCCGCAAGTCGAATTGATGGACCAGTTACTGAACTACCACCACGAGCATAAGAATAAACAGCCGATTGAGCCAAGCCGGGACGCTGGCAAGCATTCATAATCCGGTCATAAGCTTCAATTGGGTTTCGTGGGAACTGCTTAGCAATAACTAAAGCAGCTTGAACCTCTGCAATTGCACGTTGACTATCAGATTGAACTGTAGACATTGCTTGAGTTGTAGGAGCAGCTACTGCAAAAGGGTTCTGTCCTGAGTGTTGTACTGGCGCATTCATAATCTTCTCCTAATTCTTTTCTACTGGGCGTTGTTCGAGGGAGTCTTTCCAATCGCCTTCATAAGGGGTGATTCCATATGGATTACCTAAAAATTGACCGTTCATAAGCAAAAACGAATCAGCCCAAGCGACTTCTACAGACCAATTTTTACTATTTCTGCAGAATTCATCCTTCCCACCCCAGTACCCTTCCAAGAACCCGTCATAAGCACAAACATCTGAATTGGTAATATTCCCTTTGAATACAATCACAGTTTTGTCTCTTTGGGTTGCTATTAAAGAAGCATCAGTAGGTGCTAACGACCAATCGTATTTAGTCTCCATCACCCACCTCTCAACTCTTTGATTTCTTTCATATCAATAATCCTTGTGCGCATCCCAGCCTAGTTCAGAGCCTTCTAGTGCACGTTCATGCATCGAGTCATGACAAAGTTCAGAATTAATTCGAGAAAGTTGGAAAGCCATGTTTTGACCTGTGCGTTTCTCTTGCTCACTTGCTTTACATGACTTGGAGCAGAATTTACCCCAACCGCGTTTAATATCTGCTGTACGAGCTTGGAATGGAGACTCGCACCATTTGCAATTCATATCTGTCATAGATGCCATTAGTTATTCTCCAGTTCCTTAATTTTCTCTTCCCGTGCCAGCTCTTCTAAATACTCGTTCAACTTGAGAATCTGAACTGAAGTAAGGGCAAAGGGCATACCTTCTATTGCATCCACATAATCAAAGTCATCGACATGTGGGCGGCTAGTTGAATCGACTGTCATCATTGTGTATTCGACATCTTTCCAGTCTTGATAGTCCAAGCCTTCGCCATATTCGAAAGTGTCGTGCTTCTCAATACCTTTGACACTTGCCACTATGTAGATGTGTTCAGCGTTTTGAACCGACAAAGAGAACTGAACAACGCCATCCTCAACACCTACATTCATCACTTCAAGGCTTGTGAATACAGCAGCATCAAACGAGATATTGGCTAACATATTCATGAGTTAGCTCCCCAATACTTCGCAGCGATAAGAGCAATAAGGATTGCACCCATTAAGAAAGGGGAGAACAAAGCAATTAACTTTGCCCAGTCTTTAATGTCAGCAACATGCTGTGCAAATACAGATGGAACCTGCTCAGCCTTAGTCGGATGACGATATAGAATTTGACTAGTTTGTGATTTTTGATTCATAATCTTCTCACTCATTGAGTAAAAGTCCCGTCGGTCGAATGTCAGGGGCTTTTTTGTTATCTGGTGAGATAATATTAACTATGGTTAATTTTTTAGTCAAGAGAAAAGTTAACAGCGGTTAATCTTTTTATTAACTATAATTCATGCTTTAATAGACAAAAGAAAACCCACCGTGGTGGTGGGTTCGAAGGGGGGGGGATTAGTTGTAATTTTGAGGAAGTTCCCATAATGCTTCTGTCTTTAGACGCAATTTTTTTTGATTTTCCTTGAGACTATTCTCAATTTCCTTTATTAGTTTATGTTGTTTTACTATTTGATCTTTAACCTCTTCAGGAGGATTCGGGATCTCAATATTCAAAAACATTTCATCAGGAATACTGCGTCGTCTCTCTACACTGCCTTGCATTTTACTTTTGTATATTTTTCTTAGAGAATTAGATCTCAAAATCAAATCCAAATATTCTACATTAACTTCTCGTTTTAATCTAAAGATTTTGTATGCTGGGCTTACGGCAGCAGCATCGTAATATTTTTGAAATCCTAGAACACCTTCATCTATAGGGAACCCCATTACAAGTTCATTTTTAAAAACCTTTTTATACCCAGAAATATCAGAACTTGCGACTCGTTTTTTAAATTTCTCATGCTGATCAATTAAGCCATGTTCCATAGTGATACTCATAATAGGTATATTTGTATCCTCTCCCACTTTGACTTTGCCAGACAAGGATAGGAGTTCTTTTAGTTTTATAGTTGGGAATTTTGATTTTATATGTGAATTACTATAGTGAGCATAATTATAAATATAATCATTGCTTCTGATTAATTCTGGATTAACTTTTAAGAAACCTAATTCATTATAATATTTATCAAAGTCGCTCTTATTTAAATCAGCAAAATCTAAATTTTTTAAATCATTTTCGTCAATTTTTCTACGGAAAGAATCTAAACTTAGGCCATCATTTGTCACATTGTAGTAAAAAACGTCAGAATTTGTTCTACCATTATGACAGTTGGTAAAGTAGAGTATATTGGTTTTAACTTTTGCATATGGCAGAAAAACTTCTTTTGGAAGTGAAACTACTGCTTTTAGTTGGGCGTTTTCAAATAAATACTTCCTTACTGGGGCTAAAGCGGCTTTAAAAAGAAAGCCTTCAGGTACTACTAATGCCATTCGCCCTCCTTTTTTTGTTGCTTTAAAGCAATGTAGAACACATACTCCATCACCATCGTTTTTAGCTAACTTATTCTCATATAAGTGAGAATAAGAAGTTTTTTGAGAAAATGGCATGTTGGTTATAACCACATCATATTCAGATTCAATAGGGTTTTGAAGTGTGTCTATCTGGCAAATTCCACTATGCCCATCCCCATGCAGAATCATATTCATTTTTGCGAGTTTTGCATTTGAGGTAATTTCTCTTCCAAAAATAGTATTATGTTTAAGCTTGATTTCTTCACTACTATTGTTTGCAATTAAAGTGTTATCTTTTATATGATCAAATGCCTCTGTTAAAAAACCACCTGTCCCACAAAAAGGGTCATAGATCTTTTCACCATATTTAGGGTTGACTAAGTTAACAATGGTTTTAGTTATGTGACGTGGAGTAAAATATTCTCCTAAGTCATTATTAGTTGCTGTAGCTTGCTGTAAGAAATACTCAAAAGCATCTCCTTTAATATCGGTATCTATTGATGAGAGTTTTAACTTATCCAACTCTTTGATCATCTCTTTAACAGCAACAGGGTTGGTTAGCTGTAAATTTGTAAAAACAGAAGCACCATATTGTCTATCAATATCTTGTAGTATGTTATTAGTTGTATTAATTAGCAAATCATTATCGAGACTTTTGAGAGAATTCCAAATACCTGTATTAGCATTCTCTGTATACAATTTTAAAAAAAGAATGTTTGCAAATTCTGAAAGCCTTTCTATACCAGCTCTTAAACCTTCACCTCTTAGTGAGTTATTTAACTTCTTGAAAACATTAATTAACTCTTTGCGAGAGACTAAAATTTCTTTAGGTGTAATATAAATACCATTTGTTTCCTGCAATATGAACTCTTTAGCTTCATTTACTCTTATTAATTCATTAACCTCATTTTCATCAATAAATAATGGTTTTTGGGTATACAAATGCCGTGTTTCGCAGAAACCATTATTCATTGCAAATATCAAAGGTGCATCAAGCATTTCAGCATATTCGGTTGCCTGATCCAGTGCTTTTGTTAAGCTTTTTCCACCTGATTTCGTTTCAATTACACCGATTGGCCGCTTATTTTGTGAATCGAAAAGAACATAATCGGGTCTTTTTTTACTTTTCTTGAGAAACTCATTATTAACAATTCTTAAGATATCTGATTCAAAAAAGACATTTTTGTTTGGATCTTGAATGTCCAAGATCCAGCCCTTGTTAATCAAATTATTGTTAACAATAAAACGTGTATCTTGCTCAATATTAGACATATTGCATAATCCCAATATCTACTATAAAAACTATTGGCAATCTACACATTACACACTAAAACATCAATAAATATTGCTATCTAATAAGTGATATACCCCACATTTAAAAGACTGTGTCTGGTTCACAGTTTATTAATCTTTGGTTTTATTAATCTTTTGCCCAAGCTTTCCTTCTTTTACCAACTGCACGACCTGCTCATTAGTAAGCACAGGAATAAAGACTTTGTCGCCAATATCTTTAGAAAGAATCTTCACTTCTTCGGCTGTTAGCACCAAAGCTTCACCATGTTTCGCAGCATCATTGATGCGAGCAATAATCTGGTTGATTGGTAGTTTAGAGTTGTTCATAAGTCTTCCTGTGATTAATGCGAATAAGGATGTTCTTGTCTGTGCTGACTTGGCGGCACGATATCTGTAATAGCGGTAATACTTTCAACCTCGTCCATTTCAAAGAAAAATCGCTCACCACCATTCACAGAAAGCAAACTTAAAACCCCACCATTGATGCCGACAAATTCTTTAATTGTGCATCTTCCATCCTTCAAGCACACCTGAACAAACTCATTCGGCACAAGATCTGCATCAGGGTCGCACACAACGTACCAACCATTACGAATTGCTGGAAACATTGAGTCGCCAGTGCCTTTAATGCCATAGGCTCTTGGTCCTGCTGAGTGGGTTGGAACATATCCATCACCACCGTTACCTTCGTAACCCATATCTGTGAAATACCCATCCATACCCATCTTTGAATAGGCTTTAACAGGAACGTATCTTTTTTGAATAGGGAATGGCTTAGTTGGTGTTTGGACAAATTTAACAGCTTCTTCACTATCTGGAATATTGTACTTCTGCTTAAAGGCTTCAATATCAAGAACATTTAATTGAGGTAAATTGTTCGATTCTTGTTCAACCGGTCCGCCATAAAGTAACCAATCATCACTCACACCTAAAAATTTCGCTATGACTTTCAAGTTTTCCGCTGTAGGGACGCTAGTGCCATCTAGCCATTTCTTTACAGCAACAGGAGATTTTTTTGTTGCTCTTGCTAAATCAGCGGCTCTTAATTTTTTTTCTTCAAGTTTTTGCCTAATTCGAGAGTGTAAAGACATAACAAATATTCCAAAAACATTAACTAATGTTAATACGATCTATTGAAACTATGGTTAACAAGTGGTAAATTGGTTTTATTAACTATAGTTAACTAGGTGTAACCATGAAAATTAGTGATCTCATGACATATCACGACTGCAAAAGTCGAAAAGAGTTGTCTGAAAAAACTGGATATTCAACTGTGACCCTTTGGAAGTGGGAAAACAACGGTATACCAGCCAGAACTCAAGCAGTCCTGCAAGTCAAAACCAAAGGCAAACTTAAAGCCGATTTACAAGCATTAACCGCTTAGGAACTAAACCATGAGCAAAGTATCAACCGAATTGAGTGCAAGTGCGAGAAATAGCATTACAAGGGTTTTACGCATTCTTGCAAACAGTAATAACTCCCAGATTGCTGAAAAGTTGGGGCTAGATCCAACTACATTTTCAAGATTTAAAAATGACAAGAAAAACAATGGCTTGTCAGATATTGAGAATGTTTGCGCAATGTTGGATTTGCTTGAATTAAAAATCGTACCGAAGAAATACAAGTTAATTCATAAGGAAAAGTTGGCAGCGCTTTTGAATCTATCAAAGGCTTATATGGGACGCCTAGGTTCAGTCGACGATCTTTTTCAAGATGACATTGAAGACTTTGGAATTAATGAAGAACTCGGATATTAAAAAACCGCTTCCTGCGTGAACAGGTTAGCGGTCACGTTCAATCGGAGAAGGACCAAATGAACTATCAAATATTAGCAGACATTGAACTAAATCGGAAGATTAGTTTGTTTCAAAAAGCGGTTGAGGCTTATGTGCTTAATCGAACTCTCGAAAACTCTATGGCATTGGCTAAAGCAAAAGCTGATTTAGCTGCATTTGTATTGAGAGGTGTTTGATGGGTGCATCAATTCCAATTATTAAGTTGATTGAAGCTATGAACGAACAGCCAATAGCATTCAACAAGCACTATGTATTTTTAGGATGTGGGATCAATGGGGCATTAATGCTCTCTCAATTGGTCTACTGGACTTCTCGCACTAAAGACAGTGAAGGTTGGATCTTTAAAACACATCATGAGTGGACTCAAGAAACTGGTCTTACTCGTCGTGAGCAAGATACGGCCAGAGCAACACTTAAATCACTTAAATTCATCTCTGAGAAAAAGATGGGTGTGCCTTGTCGTGTTTACTACCGTGTAGAGCGTGAAAACTTATATCAAGCTTTGATCGAATACTCTGAAAGCATTGATATTAATAGTATGCACAATTCCGCCATACTGAATGCACAGAACAGCCATACTGAATGCACAAATCCGCCAGACTGTATGCACAATTCCGCCATACTGAATGCACAGAACAGCCATACTGAATGCACAAATCCGCCAGACTGTATGCACAATTCCGCCATACTGAATGCACAGAACAGCCATACTGAATGCACAAATCCGCCAGACTGTATGCACAATTCCGCCATACTGAATGCACAGAACAGCCATACTGAATGCACAAATCCGCCAGACTGTATGCACAATTCCGCCATACTGAATGCACAGAACAGCCATACTGAATGCACAAATCCGCCAGACTGTATGCACAATTCCGCCATACTGAATGCACAAATCCGCCCATCTAATACAGAGAATACATACAGAGAATACACAGAGAATACTACAGATATTATTTGTGCTGAATCAGCACCAAAAACACAAAAATTCAAAGCAAAAGATTTCTTGTTGAAAAACGGAGTATCTGAGCAAACAGCAACAGAATATCTTGATCTTCGCAACAGGAAGAAAAAACCAGTAACTCAAAGAGCTTTACAACTTGTTTTCAAACAAGCCCAAGAAGCAAAGTTAAGCAATGAACGTGTATTCCAAATTATCGTTGTTCGTGGTTGGGAATCTTTCAAAGCAGCTTGGAATTGGCAGGAGACAAATGCAGAGCTTGAGCAATTAGAAAATCCAGTTGTTGAGCAACAAGAAACAGCTCCACGCAATGCCCCAGTTTTACTTCGCAAAGAATACAAGGGGGCTAAATAATGGATTACTTACATTCAGTCCCTACAGAGCAAGGTGTATTAGTTTCTTTGTTATCTCTTGCTGATGGTGTAGATCAATATGTTCAACGCCTAAACCGTGATTACTTCTCAGGAAAGCATCAGATTATTTTTGATGCGATT